TACTGTTATAGTCTTTAGATATTAAAAGGTCTACAGTATGGCCTGCGCTTGAGTTGATTCCAGTTGTCCCTCCCGACCTAGTATATGGCTTAAAAACCTCAGTCCCAGACTCAGGAGTCTTCATTGGGCGGCGTATGGCTATGTAGATGATTTTGTCACCGTTATTAAACCCGCCGTGAGAAGTAAAACCTGTGTTGTTTATGCTAAGTATGCCGGGATCAGCTTCTGTATCAGTTGCGTTTGGTTTAAGTACTTGTACAGCCGGATAGCTAGTGCCATCTTTTACTATAAGACCTCTCATAGTGTCTGCAATCATCCAGTAGGGAGTGGATGCAGAACTGCTATTTTTTTGTAAAATCCACTGCGGCTCCCAACCTAAGTCTATGTCTATACCAGTAACGCTATTTCCAGTAGAAGTATAACTCCCACACTTAATAATAGACTCATCACCATTATCACCGAATGATTGGTCATCGTGGGCGAATAGGTAGGCTACGTATGTACTGCCACTTGTGTTTTCGCTGCCAACCGTAAAATGAGTTGCTGTTGGTTCTTGCACCCAAGTTGCAGCATTAGTTGATGCGGCATTAGTTAAATCTAAGTAGATTCTTTTTGTGTAGCCCAAAGATTGATGGTAGCCCGTCCAGTTTCCTGTAAGGTTTAGTCTTTTGGTCAGTATAAATCCGGGCTTGCTGCCTAAGTTATGAGCAATATCTCTACTGCTAGTACCATCACCCGTATAAGTAACTACATCAAAGAAACCTGCTTGTTTGCGGAATGACCAACCAACCAAATCTTCGTTATTATCATTTACCCCGGCATAAGACCCAACGTTAAATCCGTTAGAATTGAAAGAGGTAATCATCTGAGCGTTAGTATAATTAGCACTTGTGCTTGTGCTAAATAACGCTGTATTACCTCCTCTTTCAGTATCAATTATGGTGTGAAGGTCAGTTGTTGTTCTTCTGGCAAACCATACCATCCCACCTTCGCCAGAAAAATCAATTCCGTTAGTAATGGTTTCACTGCTGCCATCCCCCGCCCATAAGTTAGTAGAGAACACATCCTCAACGTACAGAGACTCACCTGCATTACCTGCGGCTGCTTGTATTAGCTTCTTACTCATGCGAGAGCCTGTCCTGCTGTGAAGCCATACCAAGTAGTACCGCCGTCATGCGTAATGAATACAAAGTAATCAACTGCACTGGCCGTAGCTGTGAGCGTTGGTGCTGTGGCTGCAGGCCAATCAACTGCTGTGGGCCACGTTACTGTATAACCTGACGCACTAGCGTCCTGTACTAGCTTCAAGGTAAATGAAGATGACTTGCCACTAGCTGCTGGATTTGAAAACGTAAACGTAGTGTTCTCAGTCAGTGTATGAGAAAAATTTGTGCCGTCTTGGAGGTTTACAGTCGTAGCGTTACTGGTTGAAGTGACCGCTGTGTACTCTTCTGATATACCATTATCAAAAGTCACTACACCGTTAGCGTCTGCTGTGACAACTTTGGAGGCTTCTGAGGTTCCTAGAGTTGTAATATCTAGGTAGTTTAGTTCTGCCGCTGTAGATGTGATGGCCGTGCCACTAATCTTCCAAGACCCTGCGGTCAGGTTTGGTTGAATAGCAGTAGTGCCATCAAGCAGATCGTCGATGGCATCCAAGTTGGTGTTTAACTTGGTGCCCCAGGTATCGTCAGATGCTCCGACTTCTGGCTTGGTTAAACTAAAAGTAGTGGTAGTTGTATCAGCCATTTTTAATCACCTCGGTAGCTGGCTTCGGTCCAAGTGTCTGATGGGCCGGTAACTGGTATCCATTTGTATCTGCAGTCAGAGTCTGTAATTGAGCTGAGAACCTGGTCAGATGCAGCAAATGGTCTAATTCTAACATAACTAATTCCAACACTAGCCGAACAGGTATCTGACGCAGCTCCGACTATCGACATAAAGCCCTGGGCAGACGCTGTAACGGTGCAGGACGCAGTAGCAGTTGGTTGCTGTATCCTCTGCGCCGATACTGTAGTCGATGCAGATGCTGCCGGGCTCGCTGCCGCGGTCCTGACTCTTTCTCCGTCAGCCTGGGCGATACTAGAAGTAACACTAATCGCAACCGCATCTTCCCAGATCTCTGGGTAGCCATACTGGTCAATGCCATATGGACCGCTGCCATACCCTATACGACGCCTTGAGAGGCTCGCTGTGGCCGATGTTGTTACAGTAGCTGTAACAGACGCCTCTTTGATATAGGCGCCGTTAACAGTGACAGACGCAGCACAGGAGGCAGTGGCAGATCCTTCCCACACCTCCGGGTATCCATATAAGTGGACACCGTATGTTCCAGTGCCAAAGCCTGTCCTGAGAGCCATTTACTAGTCCAGAGTAATGTCTAAATCGCCAGCAGGAATGCGGAAAACGTCTCCGGTATCAATAACCTTGCTAGAGGTCAGGGCAGCATGCACCAGGATATTACCTGCGCTCGATGCGTCATAAATTCCAATATGCGTAACAGTGCCCCATGATCCAGTTGCTGCGGCAAACTCTACCGCTCCGCTGTTGGTAGCTGTGTCACCAGATACAGTAAACGTAGCTGCTACACGGGCATAGGCGCTTCCTGAGAGCTCTGTGCCGGCAGATCCAGTGTCTGTAGGGTCAGAGGTAAACAGGGCAACGTACCATGCTGTAGGGCGTGTCACTGATGTAGTGGTCAATGCCCATTCAAGCACATCAGTCTCAAAAGCGTTTGTAAAACTCATCAGTAACTCCTGATCTTCATTCGTAGTCCAGAGCCGCCATGCCTAGCTTTGTTGCTCTGATTGTTTATCGATTGCACAGCTCCAGAGTATAACACACTCCAGGTAGGCACCCTGGCGTCATCATTGAGATATGCGGCAGCTTGCAGTAGGGCTCCATACAGGTAAGCGTCCGGGCTGTGATCCAGCAACCAGTTGGTAGTGTTGGAGTCAGACAGGACCGGCAGAGTGGTGTAATACAAGAGCTCCGAGCTGTAAGTTGTGTCTGGCGTCGGGTACACCTCCAAGGCGTCTCCCGTCATGCAGTAATACTTCGGCTTACCCATAGCATCCCTGGACTCCATACGAAACTGCAGCATGTCTTCCATGCTGATCAGCTCAAGCCTGGTAGAGCTCCCATCATCTAGGTGCCAGCGTATGGGCTCGTAGAAGTCAGCAGGCAGCTGTGAGTATCGAGTGTCTATCTGACCCTCTGATCTCTGCATCTGTTTCCAGTGCCTGACATCGCGCTCCATCTGAGCCTCTGCCAGTGTAATAAAGTCAGGTATAGCGGAAGTCAGATCATCCCGGTTCAGCCAATCTGCTACGGATGCCTTGAGTTCGCTGTAGTTAGTTATAGCCATGGTTACCTCTATAGCATTACGTCAAACAAGCCCTGCGGGTTGAAGACTCCAGAGCGCGGCGCAGTGCTCATATCCATAACGCCTCGTATCATTGGCCTGACCATGCTGGGTATCGCCATTTCTCGCTCACCAGTGATCGTGGACCTTCTCATTGGCAGTATTGATCCGTACTCGTATCCCGGTTGCTCCCTGGGATCAACACCCATGGCCCGCATACGCTCGTCAACCATTTGATTGTGCCTTGCTGCAGGCATTTCAGACGGCAGCAGATCAGTCATGCCAGTAGTGTCCTCTGGCGCAATCAATTGCCCTGCTCCTAGCATGGTGCCGCCCGCAAAGCTATACAATGGCGCGTCACCTCGTATGAAGTCCCTAAGAACCTCGGTCTTGCTCTTGCTGTCTCTTTCTGCAGTCCTAGCAATAACATCATCAAAGACCTGCATGAACGGCCTGGCGTCAGCGACTCCGGTGTCTGCGCCCATCCAGACAGATGCCTGAAACTGAGCAGGAGTCATGTTCATCTTGTCTGCGAGCTCTACCTCAAACTCCTCTAGGTACTTGTACTGCGTATTGCTAGGGCTCTTCTTGTTCTTCATGTTGCCAGTGATCGCTGCAAAATTATGCGTATCAATGGTCATCGGCGCCTGATTACCTTTCAGGTTCTCAGCAAAGCTAGAAACCTTCGGCCTGTTCAGGGCGCTGAATGATCCGCCATCTGCCAAGTCTCGCAGCATGTAGTTCTGCGTTTCGTGAGCCAAGTGGCCATAACCTGCAGGAAAGTCAGGGTTCTTGAGATCCGCTATAGGTCTGCCCGCAACATCCTCTGCCAACAAATAGGAGCCTCTGCGTATGTTCTGATCAACCTTGGACCGTGGGCTTGTTGCGGCAACGATATCCATGAATCGGTTGTATCGCTCCTGACCCGGACCAGTTCCGAGCTCCTCCTCAAAGGCCCGCCTTAACGGCTCGGTGTTGTACCATTCACGGCCGCCTGCCTGCTCACCTCTACGGGCGTACTCAAGCATTCTGCTGCCTGTCTCTGGTGTTAACAGTGGGCTAAGATTAGCTGGCCTGCCTCTTGGCGGTACATATCGCTCTAGCGGTCTCTGAGGCACGTTTGGCACCCTTGACAGGTCTTGAGACCCTGCCAGACCAAGATCTTCCAACACGTCGAATATGCCTTTTAGCTTAGGCATTATTGCTCCTCCTGCTGTGTAGCCATCATACCGGCGCCTAGTATGCCTGGCGCAGCGATTGATCTGTAAGTGGTCCCGCCTGACGCAGTTGTCACGGCATGCGCGGGATCCCTGAGCTGTCTGTAGACCGGCTTGGTTGCCAGAACCTTCGGGCCTATCTGAATGATTTTCTGAGCACTAGCCAGAGGCTGACCCGAAGCCTTGTCGTAGAAGTAGGACGCTCGGTCAGGGTTGAACCCTACCTCAATCCAATCGCTTGACTGATCAGCCTCCAGAGCCATGTCGTATGCTTGCTCTGGCGATACATCGACCCAGTTACCTTCCATCCTGGCCAACGGGCCTTTCTGCTTGTCTTGCCTGCCTACCCTCATGAAAAACTCTGGGCTGGAAGTGAAATCAACGTTATCGAGCACCGCGCTCTTGCCGTAGCCAACAGCCTTGCCGCCGCTTCCAGGGCCGTGTAACGCAACTACCCATTTATCAAAATTCTTGTATGCATTGATATCTAGCCTGCTTGCCACTCTGTCGCCGGCCTTCACGACATCATCAAATAGACCGATAATGCCCTTCTTTGTGAATCCAGCTGGGATGGACGCAACGATATTCTCCCAGCTCTCTAGCTGCGGAACGCCCTGTATCGGCCTGATCGGGCTCAGCTCTGACATGCTTGACTGAAACTGCTCTGGCGTTATCTGTCCCTGGTACAGAGCCTCATTGAGCTCTGCTGACTGCCTCTGGATATCCTCTGACGGAAACCTATCAAGACCTCTTGAGAATGCCTCAGAGTTCCTGATCTCCTGCTGTCTCTCCGCGCTCATCAGTGCCGGGTTGTTAAAGTCTAGCCTGCTAATGCTGTTGTCTGGATAGAGAAGCTTCCTGCCTGCCGGCCTCAGAGCCTTATTGGCTGCAGCGACTCCGGGTATCGCGCCCATCATGCCAATGCCTCCAGTTAGCAGTCCAGGGACGTACTGGCCCTCGCCAATCATCTGCCTGGCATCAGAGAAGTCCGCGGGCGTAGCAAAGCCTGGAATGAAGTCTAGAACGCCTGTGAGCATACCTGCCCGGCGCCTTACCGTAGGATCCGACCCACCTCCTAATGCGCTGAGAATGCCTGAGTAGGCTCTCTCTCGCAGAGTCGGTGTCGCTGGAATCATTTCCTGTGGCATTTCACATGTCCTACTACAATCTGGTTGATAGTGGTGATCTTACCGCCGCGTCTCAGATACTCATCAGTGTCCGCCTGAATCTTGAGGCGCAGCTTATCCTTGTCAGTCAGGTGCCTGCATTCCGGGTTAGAGAACCGGATCCAGCAGTCACCGCAGAGAGTCACTGACCAGACCTCTCTGCCTGGCGCTGCATTGCGTACCTGTACGCTGCAGCCATCAAATCCCTGTCGCTGAGCCGGTTGCCTGCCGCCCGGTCCAGTATGCCAGCCTCTACGCCAGCCATGTTGTCGATATAGTCCGCAACCTCTGCAGACTTGTCCTGCCTGCTCGGGTTCATGTAGTCCGCTAGTTGGTATGCCTTAGCCATGTTTCGTGCGTCCTGCGGCTCCACATGCGGTCTGACAGCCCAGTCATAGGCTCCTGCGTAGCTGATCGCAGTGTCTAGCGGTCCGAAATTGATTCGCCTGGTGCCAAGGTCCGGGTAAGCCTCTTCAAGCTTGCGTCTGATTTGGTTCGGATAGGCGCCATGCTCGGCGTATTCAGGGTAGTTCTTCTGTGCGTACTTGAAACCAAGACCAGCTCCTCTCAGTAGGGAGCCCATCTTGCTCAGCAGGCCCATTTGGGCAAATGTATCTTGATCAGCCATCTGTGGAGTATATCACGATTTAGACCACTCCCTTGATGCCTCTACGTATTGGTGCGCCCCAAGAGTTGGCCGGCTTGTAACCTATCGCCAGGTAGCGAAATGCGTCTGCCGCGTGAGAGCTCCAATCGTGCAGCGGCCTGCCTCGCCAATGCTTACCAGCCTCATCCCAATCGCGCCGATACTGGCGCAGCGCATCAATGCCACGCTCGCATTTGTCTGCATCGAACCAGCACCGCGGGATCATGGACCTGACCTGCTGGATACCATCCTCTACGCCTAGCATTGGAGCAACATCGACATTGGTCAGACCAAGTGACTGCAGCACCTCTAGCCTAGACTTGCCGGTCCCGAGCTCTTTGACCCGGACATCATGCGGCAGGATGTGTTGGTCATAGGTGTAACCCTTACCCTGCAGCACCTGGACATAGTGGTCTAGCGCGAGCCCTGAGTTCTCGTAGAAGTCAATGACACGGACCTCCTTGCCTACAAACTGCGCGAACCAGATCGCAGTCGTATCGGCCATACCCAAGTCCCAGGCTGTAACCACTGCCGCGCCCTTGTCATACGGGACCGCAGTTATCCGCTCCGCAGACTTAGCCTCCAGCATCTCCATGGCGTAGAAGGCGCCTTCAACGTGGATAACAAAGTCGCCCTCCCAGACATGCGGGTAGATGTGCGGCCGCTTCTCTAGGTCTTCTAGCCTGGCCTGCTCCAGCACATCAGGGAACCACGGGTTGTCCTGCCAATTGATCTCAACGATCTTGCTGTCTTCGGGCGGGTTCTCCCTGAACCGCTTGTGCGTAGCTGACTCCTTGCTCTCCGGGTTCCATGTTACCCAGATCTCAGATTCGTGCTCTCGGACCGTCGGGATAAGCTTCTGCCAGGCTGTCTCGCTGACGCTCTCTGACTCGTCAACCCAGCACAGCAGGATCCGGCTCTTTGACTTCAGGCTGTCTACGTTCCTGCGGAGCCCTGAGAAGGCGTAGGAGATGCGGCCATCCTTGCTGCGTATGTATCGCTCGCCTACCTCGTAGTAGTCCGCCAGCCAATCCACAGAGCTGATAGCGGCCTTGATCTCTTCAAGAGAGGACTCATCCAGGGAGTTCAGGTGCTCACGGGCACAGAGTATGATTCCTTCACAGCCTGACATGCCTTCCTGGTAGCCGCGGATAGCGGTCATCAGGGCGAACGTTCTAGTCTTGCCAGATCCTCTGCCGCCGTAGGCACCGCGGAATCTAGCCTTGCCGCTGAATACAGGGACCAGCGGGTCCGGGATATCAATCGTGCTTATCGATGCGCTCATCGGCTCTCACACCATTCAGGACTATCTGTGTCGGCTGCATAGTGCCGTCAGAGCTCTTCAGATCCTGCTCAACGCGATCTGAGAAGCCATGCTTGGTAAGTAGCAGTTTGGTGATAGAAGCGTTGAAATCGCCTGTGAGGCCGCCTCTGAACAAATTCTTGGCCTGCAGCGCCATCAGATCCCTGGTGATCTCGGAAAATTCTTCATTCTTGTTGCGCCAATCGTAGACCGTATCTTGGTTGACCTGCAGATAGAGAGCCAATCCCTGCATAGTTGGGATCAGCTCGTCGAGCAGATAATCCCTCTGCACATAGACCTTAGCCTTGTCCATTAGCTCGTCTGTAAGCTTAGTAGGTCTGCCAACCGGGTTAGTCTTCGCCATCTTCATCTCTTCCAAACATAGATATGCCATGAGCCGACTCAACCAGCCTTGCGATCTGCAAAGCCTCCTCGAACCAGCTCATGTCTCCGATAGGGAAGCCATGGTCAACTAGCAAGGATGCGATCTCGTCCCTGGTTAGCGGTACCTGGCTCACCTTGTGTCCTAGCTGCGCTTCTTCTTTTTCTTTTTCTTTGCAGCAGTCTTACGGGCAGCAGCTCTGCCTGCAGGCGTGTACGGGTATTCTTTATTTCCTACTCTTGGCACTGGTCTTCTTCCTCTTCTTTGCAGTCTTCGCAGCCTTCTTAAACGCAGCTGCAGTTGGAGCGCCCTTCTCGCCCGGTTTACGCATCTTCTCAGGAGTCTTACCCTCCTTCTTCTGCTTCTTGATGCGCTTACGCTTGGCGTGGATGTTAGCGTACAAACCTTTCTTTGGCATTACTTGGACCTCATCGACTTGGCGCCCTTACACTTCCATCGCTTTCTGCTCAGGTTGTTTGGCGTGTTCGGATCATTCTGCTTGCTCTTTGGCAGTCGCTTCTTGATACCCAGGCTCCGGGCGCAGTAGCTGTCACCCTTGCTGGTGCCCGGCTGTACTCGCCTACTACCATCTTTTGCCCGGCCTGACTGGCCATAGCTTACGCGCTTGCCGCTGCTAGTGACCTTGACCTTAGCCTTGCCTTTTCTCGGTTTCGCCATTTTACCTCCAAATGAATGGCCCGTCTCGTGGGCCAAGCGGCTCAAGCCCAGCAGGGAGGACACGCAGAAAAAACTGCCATGCCATACAACTGCCTTGAGCTGCCGGTGTTTTCGGGCGAATGATCCCACGCACCGCCGGCTGGCGCTTCGGCAAAACCGCATTATACCAGCAAATTAGTTTCTTCGAGTCTAAGGATCTCCCGGTTCATCAGGTGAAGCTTTGCGACATCCGCTTTTGACTGACCGTGATACTCCACTGCGTGATGGTTATCAATAAGTAGCTGATTGATGCTGGTTTTCCCATCAACGTAAATATATCCAAGGTAGCGGCCAAACTTACCCGCCTTCTCTGTCTTGATCCGGTATTTAAGCCCGTACTTCAAGTGCTCCTTGGCAAAAGCTGTCGCAGCCTTACCGTAGATTTTCTCGGTCTTATCTCGTGTCCGGCTCTCTGGCGTGTCCACTCCAGCCAGGCGAATAGTAGTCCGAAAAGAAATACCGAAACCACAATCAATGGCAACGCGATAACTGTCGGCATCGATTATCCTCTCTATCTCGCAAAAGTATTCGTGCATGCTATCACCTATTCTTGTTTGCCAGGATACTCTGAGACATATCTGTCCAAGTACCACTGGGCCTTTTTAAGATCCTCGAAACCGTTCTTGTAGTTATGCCTATGAATATACTTTGTGACATTGCCAAGCAGGTAGCCCAGGTATTGCTCGTCGCTGAGCTGTTGCTTGATGTAATCAATACATTCAACGCCTTGGTTAGCATAGTGAGCCGGGCTGTTTACCGGGTCAGACACAGGCTCCAGGGATGTTTTAAAAACTGGTTTCTTCATTAGCAGTCACTTGATCCAAACGGAATTCCAACATACTCATGACCAGTTTCTTCCCAAGCATGCCTTTGCTCACAGACCTGCTTACGCATTACCCTGGACTGCACAATCTTGATGGTCATAAACGTTACAAAGACTACAAGGAAGCAGAAGCCAATCATGGCCACTGCTCCCTTTTCTAGCCTCACTGGGCCAACCTCAAAGGCCCAGCAACCTCATGCCACTCATGCCAGATTAGGTCTTCGTAGTGGTTTAGCCTGCCCTTTGCGTACTCTCGCAGCAGGTTAGCCTCTCTGCGGTCTGCAGCATCCTTGTCTGACTGCTTGCCGCTGAGCATGGCCTCGATACGCATTGCTGCCAAGGTATGGCTGCCGTCTACTGCGTCAAAGTAGATATCTGCTGCAGGCTCGGTAAGCATCAGCGCCTGAAGCACAAGATCCAGAACCTCATCAGTAGGCTCGTATTCGCCATACCGGATGATGTTGTCTAGGTTGTCGTAAATCAGAGAACTGATCTCTTTGAAGGTTTTTTCTTCGTCTGTCATTCGTTTTCTCCTCACTTGGTTATTCGTAGCCGGGCCACAACATTAGTGTACCAGGGTCATTACTCGCTTAACAATTTATCAATCTGCTCTTTGAGACCAACAAGAATCTCACGGGCATCCGAGCTCCTTTCATCATCGCGCTTGCTGTTACCGACAAACGCAGTGACCTCTGTTACCGATCCGCTACTATCGGTTATTTCAAACTCAATCCAGTGACTATCCTGGCTGACCTTTACCTCTACTACCC